GATCCTGAGCCAGATGTGGCCGCAGTCGCCGTACGCCTGGAACGGCAGGTCCAGGGGGCCGCGCCACCAGCCCGGCCAGCCGCTCGGCCACGGGCCGACCTGGCAGCGGCGGATCTGTGAGACGTCGAGGATGTACGGCAGCAGCGCGGTGACGTCGAACTCGTAGTAGTAGCCCGGCGGCAATTGGACGCGGTCCTCGAAGAAGCAGCGTCGCAGCCCGGCCTGGATGGCCGGCAGCAATTCCTGGTCCGGGTTCAGGTGATGCACCTCGAACTGCTCGAACGGGTACGGCGAGGTCTGCCACGGACGATCCGGCGACAGGCGGCCGCTGGCGGTGTCCACGCTGTACACGCTGCGGATGCGGTCGTAGGCCGGGATGGGCGCCGGCGTGGGCGTGCCGTCGCCGAGGACGCCGCGCCGCAGCAGGTACAGGTTGGTGACTAGGTCCTGGTCGATGCTCGATTGCAGGCTGGGGATGATGGCGAAACTGGGCGTGCCGCTGGTCGGCGTCTGTGGATCGGCGGTCAGGATGGAAAACGGGCCGACGCGGGGAGCGACGGCCTGCTCGATGTCGGTGATGCTCGGCACCAGACCAGCCTCAGGGCGCCGCCGCGGCGAGGGTGGTGAAGGTCGCGTCCGGACTGGCGGTGCTGTTGCTGACCACGGCGTAGTGGTACACCGTCTCAGGCTCCAGTCCGCTGAGCGCGACCGTGTGCGCGGTGACCTCGGTCGGGTCCAGCGTGGTGCTGCTGCCGTAGTTGGCGTCCAGGCCGTAGCTCACCTGGCTGTCGGTCGCGTAACTGGTGGTCCAGGTGACCTCGGCCGAGTCGGAGCCCGGCGTGGCGGTCACGCTGCTGATCACAACGGGCAGGACGACCTCCTCGTAGCTGGACAGGCGGCCCGTGCTGCGCCAGTAGGCCAGCGTTTCGGCTGGGAAGGTGTCGGCGTCGATGATGCACCCGGCGCCGTAGACGATCCACGGCTTGTCGGGATCGACGGCTTCGGCGAGCAGCATCGCGGGCATCGCCACGCCCGCGTGCCTGGCCTGATCGAAGAGGTCCTGGGTCGTCATGACGGTTTGCCTTTCTGCCGGTGCGTGGCGGGCAGGTTCTTTTCGTGGACACCCTTGAGCTTTTTCCGCGCTTCGGTTGGAGAAAAGCCGGGGATCTGGCCCGCGGCTGCCGCGCCGAACAGCCGCGCCTGGGCCCTGGAAACGGGAGGCGTGTACTTCTTGCCGCCGGGCACGGGCTCAGCTCCGCAACAGGCTGTGCACGCGCGTGCGCGGGATGCCGAGCTGCTCGGCCACGGCACGCTCGCTCTGGCCACTGTCGAAACGTCGCCGCACCTCGGCGCGGAGCTCCACGGGCGTCTCGCTCTCCGGCTCCTCGTCGCCTGGCTCCGGTTCGGGCGGGATCGGCTCCGGGTCCGGTGGCATGGGCGGAGGAGGAGGTGGGGCTGGTCGCGGCGCGTCGGTGAGCGTGGCGACGCCGGCGATCAGCCAGCGCTCGGCCTTGTCGTCCTCGACGTAGTACGTCTCGCCCGGCTCGACGCGGCCCACGCTGGCGTCGTACATGACGCGGCTGGCCTGCACGTACTTCATGGACGGCTCACACGAGCGCTGTCCAGGCGCCGGCGCTCTTGAAGTAGATGTGCGCCGAGGCGGCGCCATCTATCCGGAAGTAGTAGTCGCCGTTGTTGCCGATGCTGGCCGCCGGCACGCCTACCCCGTTGGCCAGGTTGGCGATGATGTACCCGGGGAAGGCGCCGCCGGCCGGGGCGGCCAGCGTGGTGAAGGTGGCGTCGGTGGTGGCGTCCAGGGCGGCGCCGTTCTGGTCATAGAACTGGAGGATGTAGTGGTAGGCCGTCGCGGCCGCCAGGTTGGCCCCATACAGCAGATGCTGGATGCCGATGACCGCGCTGCCGTAGGGGCTGGTGTAGGTGGTGTACGTGCCCGAGGCGGTGCCGATCATCAGCCGGGCGCGCACCGGCGTGTTGGTGGTACAGGCGACGGACACACCGTTGATCTGCGGCGTGACCACCAGATTGGAGACCGTGGTCATCACTCACCACCCGTGGCCTTCTGCTGGACAACACCAAAAGCGCACCGCGTGCCGGCCGTCGGATTCTGACGATTGGCCGGGTTCGGCATGGCGAACGCGAAGCGCGCCGTCACGCGCAGGGCGACCATGTCTTGTTGCATGAGATTATATTGAACCTGGGGCGGTGTCGAATTGTCGGTGATCACGCCCTGGTCGAACAGCTCCATGCTGATGTCTTCGCGGACGCCGAGGACGCCCATGGTCCAGTCGCCGCAGATCAGCGAGTAATTTGCTGACGTGCCCGTAGCGAAGCCAGACAGCCCGGCATTCGAGAAGTAGATCCGTTCGCCGTACAGCGTGCCGCCCGGTGCGCCGTTGCCGCTGGGTCGCTCGTCCGGCCAGTACAGCAATTCGTTGGTCGTCGACCGCAAGCCGCGCAGTTTGGCTTTGGCCTGGCGACGCGCCCAGAAGCCGTTGACGTCGTACCCGTCGGCCTCGACCGCGGCCATGGCGTTGTTGATGTCGTCGAGGTAGTCCTTGCCGGTGCCCGCCACGGTCGTGTTGCCCGCGGCAACAGCCTGCGACGCGAGTGGTGTCGGCCACGAGGCGGGCGCCGGCCCGAAGAAGACGGCCTGGTCGAGCGCCACCGCGATGGCCTCGACGACCTTCGGTCGGATCTCCTCCCAGAAGTCGTAGTCCAGGTCCGCAATGAGGTGCTGCGACACGGGCACGATGGTTGCCAGCGTCTCGGCGTTCAGGTAGACGTTGTCCCAGAGCAGGGACGTGGTCTGCTTGAGGCCGATGTCGCGCCCATCGAGGTTGGCGGAACCGTTGACCCAGGCGGCCACGGGTAGTTGGGTCAGCACGGGAATACGTTGCTGGGCCCGACGCATGCGGGCTTTCGGGAGGAGGTTGAGCGCGGCCGATTCGACCTCCACGCTCTGGACGATCTGTCTCTGAACTTCTTCGGGTATAAGGGGAGACCCGCCCGGTGTGGCCCGCGGCGTCCTCGAGTTGTAGGTCATGCGTACTCCGCACCCTGGGCGCGGCTAGCTTGTTGCTCGAAAGAACGCTAGCCGCGCTGGAAGAAGGCGCCTCGCAAACGGTTGCTGACGTTGTCCTCGTCGCTGCTCGACGGCGTGGTGCCCCCGTCGCCGGGGTACAGCTCGGCCTCATCGAAGCCGCCACGAAACTCGGACAGCACCGACTTGCGAAACGCGGGGTCTTTTCTCAATTTCGTCTGGGCCTCGCGATAGCCGCGTTCGTACTCCAGACGGCCGTACGTTTTGAGCGCCTCGTCCACGATCACCTTCCGACCTGGCAGGCCCTGGCCGGCGTTGGGCAGGGCGAGAATGCGCTCGCGTTCTTTCTGGGGTAAGACGTTGACGATCGGATCGACGCTCACCGCGTCGTGCTGGCGCCCGACCTGACCGAGCAGCCCCATCAGTTGCAGCGTCTGCTGCTGACGCAGCTCGGCGGTGTCTTCGCGCTCGCGCTCCTGTTGCGCGTAACTGAAGGGGTCCTCGTCGCGCAGACGCCGGCGTTCGGCCTCGGCGGCCTCGCGGTTACGTCGGGCGGTCTCCCGATCGTGGAGAGACTGGGCCTGCCGACTGATGCGCTGCTGCAACTCCTCCTCGGTCAGCGTGACCGTCTTTGGCGCGATGCTGGCTGGCGCTTCTCCTGCATCCGTGGGCGGCAGGTCCTCGACAGTCTCGCGATGGCCACGCGTTTGCAAGAAGCGTGACCACCAGTGCTGTCCGTCGGACGGCTCCGTCTCGGCAGATGGTGGTGGAGAAAGCTCGAGCTCACCGGCCGGGACGCTGGCTGGCTCAGGCGAAGGTGTCTGCTCATTCAGCGAATCGAGCATGGCCTCTTGGCGCGGGAGTCTACGACATCCCGTAGCCGGGCATCTGGCTCAAGTCGAGACCGGGGATGGTGTAGCTGGTCTGCGGGCCGGAGGGGTAGGGCGTCGGCACGTACGGGGCCGTCAGGGCGTTCAGTTGATCAGTCGTCATCAGGTTGACGCCGGGCGCGCCCTGCATGGTTGTCGATGGCGTGTTCGAGATCGTCGTGGGCGCACCACCTGGTGGCATCCCACCCTGAGACGGTGCGCCACCTGGGGTGGCTCCGCCGAAGCCGTACTGGCTCTGGTTCAGCATCTGGTTGATGTTGAACGGCTGACCGCCAGCGGCCGGCTGGCCAATGGGTCCGCCGCCACCTTGCTGGACGATGGCCTGCGCCGTCGGGCTGATGTGGGCCAGCGCCGCGGCGGCGCCCTGGCGACCGATCTCCTGCAGGCTCGGGCCGCTGAAGGTCATCGCCTGGATCGCCGCGGCCGGGTTGTACGCCTTGCCGCCGAGCGCCTGCTGCATCAGGCCCGCCGCGTTCGGGTTGGCCATGTACGGCATCGCGCGGAGAAAATTTTGCTGGGCGTTGTTGGCCGCCGTCTCGGCGAGCGTGGCCGGCAACTGGGCGGCCTGGGCCTGGTAGTAGTTGGTGGAGGCCTGGGTCTGGGCCAGTTTGGCCTGCGCGTCGGCTTGTGCCTGGGCGATGTCCTGCTTCTGCGGCTCGATGTTGTCGTTCCACCACTGGTCGAACTGACTCGCCGCAGCGTCCGGGCTGAGCTTGCCCGATGACACCTGCTGGTTCAGCGTGTTGTGCTGGTCCAGGGCCTGCTGATTCAGTTGCTGGATCATCTGCCCCGGCGTGGTCGGCGCGAAGTTCGGGTTCTGGGCCGTGACCAGCTTTTGCTGGGTGGGGTCCCAGTAGGTGTACATCCGACCCGTGCCCGTGGCCTCCATGACCGGCTCGCCGAGCTTCTGCTGGGCGGTCTGGGTCTGCACGTTGGTCAGGGCGGTCTCCGCCTGCGTCTTGGCCTGGGTCAGCGGTGCCAGCGCCGCGTTCTGCTGCATGACCTGCAGTGCGCTCTGCGTCTGCGCCTGCGTCAGGCCCGTCTTGGCTGCCAGATCCGCCGCGTTCAGCGGCTGCATCGCCGCGTTGTTCTGCGTGGTCTGGATGACCTGTGCGGCCTGGGCGTTGGTCAGCCCGGTCTTGGCCGCCAGATCGTTGGACTGCAGCAGCTGGTTCTGCTGGGCGTACTGGTTGTCGAAGTTCAGTTTGTCGGTCTGGGCCTTCGTGTACGCGACGTCGGCCGCGGCTTTCTGCTGGGTGGTGCTGTTCGGGTCGGCGTCAGCGTTCAGCTTGTCGGTCTGGGCTTTCGTGTACGCGGTATCGATCTGCGTCTTGGCATTGGTCAGTTGCTGCTGGGCCGACGTGGCGTCAGACTGCACGTACGCGCCGCGACCATCGTCCGGGGTCGGGTTCTTGACGTAGATCTGGCCACTCGGACCGAACAGGATGCCGCTGGCCGCGGCGACGTCACTCGCGGTTTGCCCCGCGGCGGGTGCCCTGGCCTTGACGAGGTTGGACAGTTGCTGTCCGTCGTCGGTCACATCGACGGTGGAGCCGTCCGCAAAGGTGTACGTGTTCCAGGCGCTGCCGTTCGCCGAAGTGGGCTTGCCGTTCTTGTCGAGCGTGGCGGTCGAGCCGATCGGCGTGCCGAGACCAAGGCTCGCCAGTTTCGCATCGCGCGCGCTCGTGCTCGCGCCACCGGTGGTGGCCGGCACAGTCGGGGTGGCTTGCGGTCCCGGCAACGCGCCGGTGGCCGTGTTCGGGCGCGACGCCGGCAGGGGCGTGGCTGTCGGCGAGCCTGCGACAGGCGTGCCGTCGGCATTGATGGCGTTGCCCTGGGCATCGACCCAGGTCAGGGTGCCGTCGGGCAGCGTGCCGACCGAGGCACCGGCTGGCAAGGGCATGTCAGGTCATCCTCCTTCGGATCAGCGGGTCCTGGCCGTCTTCGGCGCGGGCGGCGTACGTGGCGTGGTGCGTGTCGCGCTGGCACTCGAGGGCAGATGCGAGGCCGGCACACCACTGGCACCACCACCGCTGCTGCCGCCGGGCGCGGCGGGGTTGGTGTACGTCGGGTTCAGGCCGGCGAGCGCCATGGCGATTGTGCCCAGCAGATTCTCGCCGCCCTGCTGGGTGCCCTCGGCCACCTGCGAGACGCCGATCGGCGCGAACTGGGACAGCGCCGCGGCAACCGGCCCGGCTTTGGCCACGCCGTACGGCAACTTGCCCGTGTTGCTGCCGGCCGCGGCGGTCTGCAACAGATTCTCCACGGCGGAGATGGGCGCCGGCTGGCGCGCGGTGACGAAGTTGAGCAGGTTGGTACCGGTGCGGCTGGGGGTGGCCACGCTCTTGTTGATCAGGTTGATGTACGTCTGGTACTGCGGCGGGAACAGGCCGAAGTGCATGTACCCGCCGGCCGGGTCCTGCTGCTCGACCATGAACTGGTAGCCGGGCTGGTTCTGGTTGGTGAAGTGTCCCGTCAGCGCGTAGTTCGTCAACTCGGTGGCGATGGCCATGCCGCCCATCGTTTTCGCCAGGAAGGCGCGCGTCTCGCCGGCACCACCACCGCCCACCAGATTGCCGGCCTGACGGATCGGTGCCTCCAGCCAGTCAGGGGCCTGGATGGCCACGCGCAGGGCGTTCTGCACGTTGGGGTTGCGACCCATCTGGGCGTAATTCAGACCCCCGAAACGCTGGTTGATGATTCTGCCGGCGACCTGCGGGTCCATGCCGCCGTCGACCAGACCCTGCCATGCCGTTGCCTTGGCCATCGGCATGGCGCGCTCCCACAGGGCTTGCGTCAACTTCGGGGTGAGGGTGGGTCCGGCGACGGCGGCCGCAGCACCGCCGGCGAGGGCTACGTTGCGCGCATCGTCATCCGACAGGCCGGCCTGCTTGGCGGCCAGGTAGCTCGCGGCGCCGCCGCCCACGCCACCGCTGACCGACTGCACCGCGCCGCGGATGAGCGGGTTCTTGAGCGTGAGACCTACGTCGGTGGCTTCCGCGCGCTTGGCGAGGTTGGTGACGCCGCCCTTGACGGCCGCGTTGACGAAGGTGTCGGCCATCTTGCCGCTGCGCATGCCCTCGTAGAACGAGGGGCTGGCGAAGGCGCGCAGCATGTTGCCCAGCGTTTCGGGACTGGAGAAGGCCGCGTTGAGCGCCGTGGTCAGGGTGTGCATCTGCGACAGGGTGAAGATGGTCTGCTTGGCCGTGCCCCAGGTTTTGCTGATGGCCTGGCCGATGGGGTTGGTGTGCAGAAAGCCGGTGTGGTCGACGATCGCGCGGAGCGGACCGGCCACGTCGGGATGCACGGCGTACTTCGAGAGCTGGCTCGCGGCATTTTCGCTGGCCACCTTCCAGCCTGCCGGGATGGCGCGGTTGGTCATGGGCGTGATCAGCCCCTGGGCACGGAGATCGCCGATCAGGCGATTGGTGGCCTCGTTGTAGAACTGCGTGCGCAGCAACTGCTGACCGGGCCCATCCTCAGCACCCAGCGCGCCGCTGATCGGGTAGCGCTGCATGTCACGCTCGACCAGCAGGTCGATGCCGTGCGCATCGCCGACCAGGTTGGCAAAGGGTTGCAAGGCCTGCTGCACCTCGGGCTTCAGGTTGTCGCCAGGACTCAGCGCGGAGGCGATGTAGCGACCAAGGGTGTCGAACAGGTTGCTGCCCTGCAGCGTGGTCACCGCACCCTGTTGCAAGGGTGGCGCGCCGCTGGTGCCTGCCGCGCCACCTCCAGCACCGGGTGTTCTGCCTCCGCCACCACCGGTCCCGCCGAGGTCCTCGCCGGTGGCGCTGATGCGTCCGCGGGCGATGTCGTCGGCGATCTGCGCTGCCTGATTGGGGGTGAGCGTGTGCTCGGCGGCCGTTGTCGCCGCGGTCTCAGCGGCCGGCGTGCCCAGTCTGGCGATCTCCTCGCGCGCCGTGAGCGGCGCGTTCTCGACCTGCTGGCGCAGCGCTGCGAGACGTGAGATCAGGTCCTGCGCACTCGTGGCGGCTGGCGCAGCGGTCGTCGGTGCGGCGGTTGCGCGTGCTGCCGCTTCGTCCGCGAGCGCCTGGCCCAGTGCTGACGGCCCGGTCTCCTGGGCGGCCCACTGCTGCAGGCGCGAGGCCACCGTGGACGCCGGCGCGCCGGCGTCGGTCAGCTCTTGGGCCTGCGCGACCAGACGGTTCTGGGCTTCTTCGGGCAGGTCCTGTAGCGCGCTCAAGGCGCGCGCCATCAGGTCGGTGCCGCTGGCGCGTCCATACATCTGGAACATCGGTGCGCCCGTGGTACTCAGCACCTGGCCGGCCTCGTTGAGCACGCGCTCTGCCCCGCCAGGGGCCTGCTCGCCGATGCCGAGTAAACTGGGGATACCGCCCAACGCGGCGTTCACCTCCATTTCACCTGGCTGGCGATAGCGCAGCGCGGCCTGGAGTACGGGATCGGTCAGCAGGTCGGCCAGGGCAGGGAGCTGTTCGACCGCGGATGGGGTGAGGCCGCCGGCGAGACTGCCCGCGAGTTGCGCGACGAGTTGGGCGGTCGGATCGCCGCCCAGGTTCTCCGCGACCTGGCGGGCCAGTTCGCCGCCGGCGCCGCTGGCCGCGCCGATGAGTGGACCCGTGGGGCCGAAGAAGGCGTTGATCGGATTCAGCAACTGGCTGGCCGCCGCCGACACCGGGCCTGGGGCGTTGGGCATGAGCGCCTGCACCAGCGCGTCAGCGTTGTACGGCCGGGTGATGTCGACGCCGCCGATCTTGACGGGGATGACGCTGTTGTCCTGCGGTACGGGACCGATGCTCAGCGGGCCGAGGTTGGCGGTGCCAGTGGTGGCCAGTTCGTTGCCGAGCGTGACGGCGTTGTCGGGCTGATAGCCGAGCAACGGTCCGACGATGTTCTGCAGCACGTCCTGACCCACGCCACTGGGCGTCACGTCCGGGCTCACTGCCCCGGCCGGCGGCATGCCGAGCAACGGACCGACGATGTTCTGCAGAACCTGCTGACCTGCGCCCGACTGGGTGCCTTGGCTCAGCGCGTTCAGGATGTCCTGCCCCTGCGGCGTCATGCCCAGATCCAGGAGATCCGAGGGGCTCAGGTTCGAGAGATCCGACGGCAGCGCGCTGGTCGCGGTCTGCGCGGCGCCAGCTGGTGGCATGCCCAGCAGCGGGCCGAGGATGTTCTGCAGCACGTCCTGCCCGGCGCCGCTCGAGGCCAGGTCCTGCGCCGTCTGGCTGACCGTGGAGCCGGCGTTCGAGAGCGCGTCGCTCAGGCTGTTCTTCTGCTGATCTAGCCAGTTGCTCGCGCCGTTGACGGCGTCGCCGCCGGTGTTGAGCACCGCGTCGAGCGTGTCCTGGGCCTGTTGGGTGAGGCTATTGTTGGCTGAGGCGTTGGTGCTCATGAATGTCTGGACGGACTGCGCCTGCGGCGAACTGGTGGCCACGCTGGAGGTCGTGCTGAGCGGGTGGTCGGCGAAGATCGCCGCGCGCGGGTCGCCCATGCCCAGGCTCGGAATCTGCGCGGGCGTGAACCACGACTGACCGTTGGCAGCCTTCAGGTCGGTGGCACTCGTGCCCAGGTGGAGCTGTCCGGTGTCGGCGTTGTAGCCGTCCACGTAGAAGTAGTGGCCGGGCGTGTCGATGATGACCGGGTTGCCGGACTGCGCCTCGCTCGCGACGGTGTTCCAGTCCACGCCATTGGTCAGATGCGCGTCGATGCCGAGCTTGCCGAGCAGGGCGACCTCGCTCGAGGGACCAGCCATGCCCTGACTGGCGTTCCAGCCCACCTGCTGCGCCAGTTGCTGGGCTTCTTGGACGGTGGGATTGCGGCCGAAGGTCTCGGCGAAGGCCATGGCTGCGGCCGGCCCGCAGAACGCCATGGCATCGCCGCTACTCAGTCCCATAGCGAACTGCGAGGTCCTGGCGACGGCGCTCTGCGCCGCGTCGGAGACCGTGTTCACGGCCTGCTGGCCGGTCGACTGCGCGTTCTGGAGGCCGCTCTGGACGTCGCCGCCGATCCTGTTCTGGATGCCCTGCAGGATGCCGAGGTACTCCGGTTCGGCCGCGGTGAAGTAGCCGCCCTGCTTGAGGCCGTGCACGAAATCCTGCAGCGTCTGGGCGCCAACGGCGCCGGGGTAGTGGTTCTTGAGCAGGTCGACGAAGGCATTCACCGAGTCCTGCGGCGAGTTGTACGCGGCGAAGTTGGCGTTGACGTTGGTGCCGCCGTACTCGCCCTCGTGCGTGGCCAGGCTCGTGCCTGGCTGGCCGGGCAAGGCCTTGATGCCGAACAGCTCATTGCCGGGGGCGTTGCCGTAGTTCGACTCGCTGGCTGCCATGGCCGCCACCCACGTCGGGTCGATGCCGAGCTGCTGTGCGGCTTGCTGCGCGTACGGCGCGAAGCTTTGCGCGAAAGCCGACGGACTCGAGGAGTCGATCGCCCCGCCGAGCGTCTGCGCTGCGCCGGTCGCCTGCTGGGCGGCTTGCTGCGCGACTTGCGGGAAGGCCCCGCCGTACTGATCCATGAACTTCTGGACGTCGCCACCGGCCTGGCTCGCGGCGTTGATGCCGGCCAGCATCAGATCGCCGCCGGTCTGGTTCAGGTTCTGGTTGAAGTTCTGCATGAACTGCTGGACGTTGGCGCCCGCCGCATCCGCGGCGTTCAGCGCGGCGCCGAACGGATCGAACCCCTGACCACCGCTCGAGGGGGTAGGTGTCGGAGTGGGCGCCGGGGTTGGGGGTGTGGGCTGGCTCTGATCGGGAGTCGGACCTGAGATCGGTGCCGACGGCGTCACGTCCACCGGCGCCGGCCCGGTATCTGTCGGAGCCGGCGCCGTGTCCGTTGGAGCGGGTGTCGTGTCTGCGCCCGGCAGGCCGGCACTGGTGTCGACGGGAGGTGGTGCTGGTGGTGCAGCTTCCGGAGCCGGCGGAGCCGGCGGAGCCGGCGGAGGTGGCGGCGGTGCTACTTCAGGTGGTGGAGCGGCTTCTTCCGGTGGTGGCGCCAGGATGTTCTGGACGCCTGTCGCGATGTCGCCTGGCAGACTCGCGATTTTGTCCTGCACCGCCTGGGTGAACTGATTGCTCGCCCACTGGTAGTAGGAATCGGCTGGGATATCCGGAAGTAAGTCAGCCATAGGCACGCAGCAGCAGAACATTGCTGACATGTTCGCGAAGCGACGTAATAACGGACCGGGCCACGTGATCGCGCGTACCTACCTGAGCGTCATCTGGTGGCTGCTAAACGAGACGCATGTTCCCTGCAGCAGACCCTGCTGCGTATTTAGGGAGGCTGCTCTGATAGAGCGAGTTGATGTCGCCCGGAGCCCAGCCGAGCGAGGCGTAAGCTGAGCCCAGCATCTGCTTCTGCGAGGGCGCCATGGCGTTAAACGACTGGGGGGCAATCTGGCTTGGTGCCGGGAGTCCCTGTGCCGTTGCGAGGAAGTCCGAATAGTTCATGCCACCCGGGCTGGCCGTGCCGCTGGTCCCCAGTTGACCACCAGCCGCGTTTGCCCCGGTACCTCCGCCGCCTTGCCCGGAGGCTGCCGCATTGAGCTGCTGCCCCGTGGTCTGGGCGTACGGATTCCCTGTAGTGCCGGGTACTGTGTAGCCGGTCGCTGCGCCGACTAGGTTATTGAGGGTTTGCGCCTGGGGTTGGATGCCCGTCGTCCCACCGCCGGGGATGTAGTTACCTGCCGCAGCTCCGACAAGACTTTGGATGCCACTGGGGGTGGAACCCAGAGTGCGCAAGTAACTTCCATAATCCGCGGGTCCCTGCAGTTGGCTGAGCAGTTGCAGGTACGACTGGGCGGCCTGTTGCTGGAACTGCTGGTAGGCCAGCGTCTCCTGGCCCGGGGCCGGCGCGTTGACGCCTGGCTGCGCGGCCTGGCCCGGTGCGCCGGGCGCGTAGTACTGGCCGAACTGGCTGGCCAGGTTCTGGGCCTGGTTGAAGTACTGCTGCTGGGCCGCCATCGTCTCGGTCGGCGTGCCCGGTGTGGTGAGCCCGGGCGCGGTGCCCTGGCCACCGGCGGCGGCGTAGGCCTGCTGGATGGCCGCGTTGGAGTCGCTGACCCAGGCGTTCATGGCCGCCTGCCAGTCGCCGCCGTGGGCGTAGTAGTACGCCTGCTGCTGGTCGACCGGCAGGTCGGAGAACTTGCCGCCCTGGGCGTTGGTGCCGGGTGCCAGGATCTGACCAGGTGCGGTGTACATGCCCGTCGCGCCCGACGTGGCCAGCGCCTGCTGCTGTGCCGCAGTGTTCATGCTCTGGTACGCCTGCAGGCCCTGCAGCGTCTGCTGCGGCACCTGGCTGGGCGGCGCCGACTCGAGCGTGGCGGCGGTGCTGTAGGGGATGACGTTCATCGAGTCGAGGTTGCCGTTCCAGCCCATGGCCTGGGCCTGGGCGGTGCTGACGCGCTGCAACTGACCCGACGGCGTGACGTAGTCGAGCTGGGTGCCGTACTGGCTGGGGTACGTGCTCGGGTCGATGCGCAGGAACGTGCCGGGCGAGTATTGCGACTGGCCCGGCTGGGTGTAGAAGCCCGTGAGCCCGGCCGCGTTCTGCGCCATCTGGGCGTAGGCCTGCGTCGCGCTCAGCGTCTGGCCGGTGTTGTAGCCGGTCAGGCCGGGGATGCCGCCGGCGTAGCCCATGGTGTTCATGGTCGACTGCAGGGGCGTGCCGGCCGGCGGGATCGTCGCCCCGCCCGCGCCGAACTGGTACCAGTTGCCGCCCGGCGCGTAGCCATAGGCCGAGCCCAGCGACATCGCATTGCTGAAGGCTTGCTGCGCCTGCTGGAAGGCGAACTGCTCAGGGAGCAGTTGCGCCTGGGCGTTCTGGTAGGCCGCCTGTGCCTGCGCCGTGGCGGCCTGATTGAGGGTCTGCAGCCCGGAGGAGTTGAAGTAGCTCGTCCCCTGGAAGGGGTCGTAGCCAAACATCGAGGGGTCGATGGACACGCCGACTCGCTACTTCCTACTTCTTGTTGTTGCTTTTACCCAGGCCCGGAAACTTGGCCGCTACCTTGCGACGAACAGTGGCCTTCTCTGCGGCGGTGCCAAATTGACTGACTCGACTCAAGGCAGCGATTCCATGACGACGATCCGGGATCGGGTAACTGCCGCTGCCTTTACCCTCTTTGCCTTCGCCTTTACCAGGCAGTGCGAAGCTCGAGCTCGGCAGACGTTTTCGCTGGGCGGCTTTCAGAATGGCCATCAAAAACTCTTGCCGAAGCCCCAGCGTGAGGGCAGGCCGCGACCGAGTGGACTGGGGATCATCGGCTCGGCCCACGGACCCTGGCCGTAGCCCTCGGGCGGGTCGTAGCACGTGCAGCGCGACCATACCGGCGTCTGCGTGTTGCGGTACAGCGGTCCGTTCTCGGTGTGGTCGGAGCCATTCATCGGCCCCAGTCCGCCACCGATGAAGATGCTGGCGATCGCCGGGCCGCCGGCGTACTGGTTGGGACGCTTCGCGGAGTTGCCTGCCATCAATTGTTCTCCTCGTGCGTGTGCACCTCGGCGTTCTGCACGCTGCCCGCCGTGAGCGCTGACTGCATGCTCTGCAGTTGCGAGCCCATGCCCGACAGGCCGTAGACGCCGGGTTGCGTCTGCGTCTGGTAGTAGCTCCACGGCCAGTAGTGGGTGTGCTGGTAGACCGGAATGACGACGTCGCAGTGCTCGCAGTGGCGGTGCGGATAGCCGATGTGGCAGCACGGGCCACGTCCACCACACGCCAGGCTCATCGGAACGGTCCGAGACTGAACGGCGGCGGCATCAGGCCGCGCATGCTGGGCGCCGAGGTGCCGACCTGGGGACCGGGCAGCGCCATTCTGGGCGCGGTCTGACGCATCGGCGCACGCGCCACCGGTCCGGGAAGCCGGGGCGCGCCGCCCGGCATCGCGGCCGGTCGGGGCATGGCGGGTCCGCGCGGAACCGAGGGGGTCGCGCGCGCGGACGGCGTCCTGGCCGTGGTGGCGCGCGGGATGGCCGGGGCGCGCGGAATGACGGGTCGAGCCAGCGGTGCGGCCCGCGGTACCCGCACGCTCGATGCACGCGCCGCAGGTGCGCGCGGGACGGCGGGGGCCCGCACGGCTGGCGTCCGCGCCGGGCTACGGGAGGGTGTAGCTCGCGCTGGATTGGACTTCGGGGCCGGACTTCGAGGACTCGTTGCCATGGTTGCTTCCCCTTTTACACCGCGGTGGCGACCCAGGCGCCGGCGCGCTTCTGGTAGATCGTCGTGCCAGCCCCACCGTCGACCCTGAAGTAGACGTCGCCATTGGCGCCGAGACCGGCCGCCGGCACGCCGGAGCCACCGTATAGCGCGCCGCCCTGTGTCGTGGTCGTATTGCCCAGGTACACGCCGGCTGCAGCGTAGATGCTGCTCGGTCGCGTCGCGCCGCTCGCCCCGATGGCGTACGTGTTGTCCGGCGCAAACGTCATCGGGTTGTTGACCACGAAGTTGGCTGGCGGCGCGGCGACCGGGGCCGCGGTCGTGGTGAACGTCGCGTCGGTCGTGGCGTCCAGCGGCGCGTGGTTCCGGTCGTACCACTGGATGATCCAGTGGTAGAGCGTGCTTGGCAGCAGGTTGTAGCCGACCTGGACGAAGCGCGTGTCCGGTACGACGCTGCTGTAGCCGGTGGTGCAGGTGGTGTAACTGCCGCTCGACGGGCCGATCAGCAGGCGGCCGCACACTGCCGCACTGGCGATGCAGCTCACCTGCACCGTGTTGGCCTGCGGCGTGACGACCAGGTTGGAGATGGTCGTCACGCGTGTGCTCCGACCCCCGGCGGGAGCGTCACTAGCGGCTCTTTTTCGGAGTGCGCGTCGACATGCCCCTCTTGCGATCGAGCGCGTCGTCCCGCTTCGAGCCCGGCTTGATGCCGGCCTTCTTGTCGGCGGCCATGTCGCTCTTGAGCGTCCAGGGTTTTCCGCCACCTTTGCCAGCCACGGCTGCTCTCAGCCCTTCTTCGCGTTGCCGAGTTTGCTGATGCTGCCGCGGCCGAGACCGCCGGTACCGGACGGTTCGCCCTTGCAGCCGGCGCTGCCGGCGACGGCCGAGTACTGCTGCTTGTTCGCGCCGCTCGGCTGCGACTGTGCAGCAACTTTCTTCGAGAAATTGTTCGATCCTGCGTACGCCATGCCTGCACTCTACTCCTTGCCTCAAGGGCCAAGAATGTTCTCGGATGCCGGCCCGGGCGGCGGCGCGGGGATCTTCAACCACGGATAGGCCGCGATGACAGCCCTGTACACCGTTCGGAAGCCGATGGGCCCCAGGCGCTGCAACTCGGCGTTGCGTCCAGCGTCGTTGGGCGTGCCGTCGGCGTTGAACAACTGACTCGAGTCAATAGTAGGCGAGTTTTTGCGATTCGGATATCGGAGCGGCAAAAGGTGCAATCCCCTGCGGCGAAAACGCTACGGCAAGTTGGGTTGACATCGAATCCAGCCACTGGGCCAGGTCCTGCGCTACGAGATCGTAAGGTTCAATTCGCTGACTCACCATACTGTTGGCACCACCTCCCTTCTATTGAGCGATAGTTCGGCGCTTGTCGGTTCCGCTCACGCGCGCCACAGCTCGATCCACAGCGCGCGCAGCATGCTGAGGGTGTAGGTGTTGCTACTGGTGTTGGCGCAGTTGATGACCAGCAGGTCGTTCGGGAGCAGCTCGGCGACGTAGGCCCACAGCGTCTGGAAGTAGGACGGGGAGATGGTCGCCGGTGGACGCTCGATAGTCTGGCTGATCGTGCTGCGCTGGCCGTTGTAGGTGATGCCTGGCTGCGTGCCCGGGCCGGTGACGGTGTCGATCAGGATGATCTGGTAGATCGCCCCGGGCTGGACCAGGAAGCCGGCGTCGGCCACGCTGATGCCGCGCGCGCCACCGTTGATGGAGGGCAGCCAGCCGGTCAGCGTGGTCATGGGACGGTTCGGGTTGAGCGTGACCGGTCCGAGCTGCGCCATCAGGTACGGCAGCGAACCGGGCGGGCGCGCCTCGAGCACGGCTAGGCGGCGCTCCGCGGCCACGAGGTCGTCGGGCAGGACGCACCCGTCGTCGCTGGTGCGCACGTACATCTGACCCGTGTGGACGTGCAGCCCGTCGCTGCGACGGGTGTCGTGCGCGCGTTCAGGAGAGGTCCTCGGCGGGTGCACCAGCGGTTACCCGGCCGTCCGCGTCGATTTGTTTGCGTAGGGACGACAGTAGAATTGCTCCGTCGAGTTGCCCCCGCGTCGCGGGTACGACCGGGGGCCGGCATCACGGAGGGAGCCGCAATGCCTGTCCAGATTATCTGTGCCCAGTGTGGCGTGACCTTCGAGGTCAAACTGTCGGCCGCTTACCGGCGGCGCTGTTGCTCCAGACGTTGCCTCGGCGAAAGTCAGCGGGGGTCTCGTCCCGAAAAGACGCACATCAATCGCGTTGACCCACTGACGGTGCTTATGCGTCACACCGTATGCAACCTGGCGACTGGATGCTGGCTGTGGTGCGGCAAGGTTGATCGCAAGGGCTACGGCCGATTGTCGTTTCGAGTGGCGGGTCGGCGACGGAGATACATGGGTGTGCATCGGCTTTCGTACGAACTGAATATCGGTCCCATCCCGCGAGGCCTGGGAGTGCTGCATCGGTGCGACACGCCACGGTGTTGGCGACCCGCCCATCTATGGCTTGGCACGAACGCGCAGAACACGGCAGATATGTGGGCCAAGGGGCGTGGCCTTGCTCCGCACCAGGCGTACCGTTACGGCGAGCCGATGAGCCGTGGCCGGAGTAAGCCATGGGCTCAGCCGGCACCAGTCGGGCCGGGCATGGTCGGGCTGGCTGGCTGGCCAGGGAATGCGCCGGGGCCAGGACCTAGTGCTGGTGGGGTGGTGGGCATTCCGTAACCGGGCATGGGCGTGGTCTGGGGCGGAATTGGTGCTGCGCCACCACCCACGCCCGGACCGCCGGGTGCCGGGTTGCCGACGCCCGCGGGCACCATGCCGGCCATCTCTTGCGGACTGGGGCCGGGTGTCTGCATCTGCGCGGCGATGATGGTGCCCAGTTTCTGGAAGGTCAGCTCGAGCAGTTTCTGCTGCACCGGTCCGGACTGTTTCATGTTTTGCAAGAGCCAGCTCTTTTCGACTTCGTCGGGATTACTCCCGGCGTCGCGACAGGCCTGTTCGTAGGTGATCAACTTGAGCTGCATCTTCTCGCCGATGGCGCGCGTCAGTACGACGTCATCCGACGGGGTGCTGACGTCGAGGTGGACGACGTAGCGATGTACGCCGCTCAGGTCGTCGGGACCGATGCCGATCCAGCCGGCGCGCGTCTGACCCGCGTACCGTCCGCGCTGGGCCGGCGGCCGCTCCTCGGCGAAGGCGTACACCGTCTCGCCGATTCGCCTCTCGATCAGCCAGGACTCAAAGCCGGCCCTGTCGGCGAGGCATTGTGAGACGTTGCCGACGATCGGGTCCCACTTCAGGCGCGCCAGAAACGCCTGCTGATTGAGCTGATAGCCGGACTGGGCGCCCGCGGCGCCGCCCCTGATGACTTCCGGTTGGGCCATCTGGGCCATGGTCTGGGCGTTCTGCAGAATCTTGTCGAGGTCCTGGCCCGCCTTGGGCTGTTCGACCGGGGCGATGTCGAAGGGGTAGATCATGCCCGGCTGCAGGCGCTGGCTGGCGTCCGTGTCGCGGTTGTCGTTGGCGTACGGTCCGACGCCGCCCTGGATACCGGGCACGCTGCCTGGCGGCTGGGTACGTTTGAACGCCGGCCAGCCTGTGAGGAAGGCAGAGTTGCCCTGCATGGTGAGCAGGCTGTCGATGAGCGGGAAGAGCATCAGGTAGCCGTACAGGATGCTCACGCTCTGGCGTTCGGGTAAGCGCGATGACGTGGTCAGACCGCGTGCCTGGAAATACGGACCGCGCAGGGTTTTCAGGACCGGGTCGCCGTAGCCGTGTTTGATGGTCCGCACGAGCGTGCCGCCCGAGAAGTGCGAGCTTGCCGAGGACGTCTGCCCCGGGCCTAACAGCACGATGGCGCACTGCTCGTAGTCCCACGCCTCGATGACCGTGATCTGGCGGTACTGTTGCATGACTCGCGGCCACTCGGCCCGCGCCAATGCCATCGCTCGCGGGTCCAGGTTCTGCCATTCCGACGGGCTCAAGACCTTGCCGTCGCTGTCCAGGCCGGTGCCGAAGCGCGCGAGCGCCTCGAGGTACGGCATGGTCTTGACCTCGACCACTGCGGTGAAACCGTTCTCGTTCTGGTTGTAGAAGACCGTCTCGGGCGGCAGGTCGGTGGTGGCGATCGGGTACGGCGCTAGCAGTTTGAGCTCTTCGGTCTGTTTGTCGAACAGGCGCCGCTGGGCGTCGGTGTCGTACTCCTGCTCGGCCATGATCTCTTCTTCCATGGCCTGCACCTGGCTCGAGTACTCGCGCCACGCTGAGTTGGCGCGGTTGATCGTCTTCAGCCAGCCCTCGCCTTTCGACACCGCGGCGTGCATCAACGATCGCAGGATCGGTCGCCGCGAGTCCTGCTCCTGACGGTGCCAGGACGCGTCGAAGAAGTGCTCTCTGAGCGTGGCGTTCTGCTGCGCGGCGTCGCCGAACGCCGTCGGGTGGTACTGCACCGTGGGTGGGTTGGCGCAGAGCGCCGACACGGTGGTGTCGACGATGTCGATGGCCAGCGGGTTGCGCATTTCCAGTGCCGTCTTCCTGTACGCCTCGGGAATTTCCACGTACGTGTCCTGGTAGATCACGCTGTCGATGAGCGCGTACAGCTGGTTCCTGAGCCTGAATCTGATCCGCAGGTCGTTGGCCAGGTCGAGCGTCTGGCCCAGTAATCTGCTCTCTCCCTGACTCGGTGCGCTGAAGCCTCGCAGCGGGGTAGCGACCGCCATCAGTCTGTCTCGAGGTCCTCGTCGCTCACGTCCGAGCGGACACCGATCCACACTTCGCGGATGTCGTCGTAGTCGCGCAGCCCGTAGCTCACGTCGCCGTTCTTGCAGTGGAACGTGACGATACCGTCACCACGGCTCAGAAAACGCGGGTCGGCGTGCTCGAGGAACTGGTCAGCGATCTCGATCACGGGGTCAGCTTGCACGAGGTAAATGGCATCGTCGTCCAGGTCCACGCCCGGGCCAGTCACGCGACGAAACGATGCCACGCCTATCCGAAGACGGCGCGCTGGATCGGGGGAGGCGCCGGTAACGCCTCGGTGCACAATCCGTAACGTAGCGCATCGACGGCGTGGTCGGAAACCTCTTTCGTGCCGCGTGTCTGCAAGGTATCCTCGGGATCGAGTGGATCGCGCACCAGTGCCGGCAATTCGCGCTCGAGGTTCGGACACGCGCCGCGGAAAATCCTGAATCTGGGTTGATCCTCGTCGTCGTGCGCCAGCGCGCGGCGCACGATCGCCCAGCCCTGCTTGCGGTTGTTCTGGCCAGGGAAGATGCCCTGGCTGGTCAGGCGTGCCAGGCCGCGGTCGGCGTAGACCTGCGCGATGCTGGGCCGTCGCTGCTCGCTGCGTGGGTTGAACATGCTCGGGTCGAGCACGATCTGCAGCAGGTCCTCGTCGCCGGTGCGCATCTTGATCACGTCGGCCTGCTGCTCGTCTCTGAGACCGGCACTGTACGCCTCGCCGTAGCAATACACCGTGCGCGTCTCGGGGTCGCGCGTGAGCCATAGCGCGCAGAACGGCACCGCGAAGCCGTAGTCGACCGCGACCCAGCGCGGCCAGTGTGACGGGATGGGAAAGCCGGGCACGACGTGAAGCGCGGGATCCCAGCTTGGGAAGAACATGCCCTCGGCCGCCACCCAGAGACCGAGTCGCAGGCGCTTGTGCAGGTAGCCGGTCAAACTGTCGAGCGTCTTCAGGTACTGCGTGCCGAAGTCGGTCCAGTCGTCTGTGGCGTGGTCGTACAGTTGCGGGTTGTCCTCGTGGTGCGACTCGAGCAACGTAGTTGCTCCTTCGTCGACGCGCACCTTGAGCCAGTGATTCGGATAACTGGGGTTGCAGTCGGCGAGGAGCTGCTGATAGCTGAGCGCGTTGTTCCTGAGCCTGGTCAGCAGAATCTGCCAGTCCTGCTCTTCGAGTTCGGTGGCCTCCTGCACGTAGATCAGGTCGAAGTCGGTGGACAAAACCTTGCGCGGGTCGTCGAGCCCGGCGACGACGACTCTTGAGCCATTCGGGTAGCGAAACTCCTGGTCTTCGTGGTGAAACCAGATCGCGTTGGGTGGTGGCGGCAGCACTTTGTCGTTGAAGGTGACGAGCGCGGCCTGCGTCAGCGCCGTACGCAGTTTGCGGACGATCGCGCCGCGGATGGGCGTCTGGCTGGCGGCCAGGTCGAGCTTCTGCAGACACGCCATGCTCTTGCCGGTGCCGCTGGGACCACTGAGCAGCACCTCGCGATCGTGGTTGCGCATCAGCTCGCGCGCGGCACCAAAGGGCTGGTAGACGGGTCGCTTGCCGACGCCGGGGCCGAGGCGCTTGCCGCGCAGGGTGCCATCGCGCGCAAGAGCGGGTGCTGTCGCGACAGGCATAGAAAAAGCGCCTCAAGGATACCTTGAGGCGCTAGCGTGCTCAGAATCGCGTCAGAGCGCGTGGAGCAAGCCGATCAGGGTAGATAGCATGTCCCAGATCAGGACGATTGGTAGCACGGTGGCGAGAACGCCGAAGATGATCAGGACTACGCCGATGAACGCGTAGTGCAGCGCCTTTTTGACCGGGTGGGTGGGCACCCGGAAGCTGGTGATCTGCACGTCTGCGGGTACAAGGTTGTCTGGGCCGTACGGCCGGCCGGTGGGATCGATCATGACACGCTCGCCTTGCGACCGATGCGCGGCAACGCATCGATGCCCTCGGGATTCCAATAGTGCAGGTAATCGAGCTGATCCAGCGCGAGTTTGAGAAAGCTCGGCAAGTCTGAGGCGCCGGATTCCCAGCGGTAGACGGTGACTTTGTCGACGTCCAGCAGGTCGCCGAGCTGCGCTTGCGTCAGCCAGCGTGTGCGCCGCCAGTCGCGCAGTTCGAGGCGGTTCATGGCACGTACACCTCGTGGGCGTACACCGTGACTTCGGATCCGTCCGGCGCGCGGCACACGAGCATGGGTTCCACGCGCAGCACTTCGAGCACGGTCTGGGCGCTGTCCAGGAGCGCGATGACACGCGCGCCTGGCACGAGTGCTTGCCGGTCGATGTCGACCGGCAGATTGAGTGTGACGTCGCTCGTGACGACGTCCGCGGGAAGTTGATCAGACATGGGGACTCTCCTCGTTATGGAATGCGCGACTGGCACATATCGCAGTCGCAATAGGGACCGGGGTGGATCGTTGGCGTGCCATCCGGGCGAACGCCCAGCATGCGTTGCAGTGTGATTTCGCCCAAGCCGAGTTGCCGGCGGCCGGTGTAGTGATGCGCGAGGCAATGCTCGCATTTGCGATTGACGGTGGCACCGCTGCCGCGTACGGGAGTGCTATGCCCGCACGCGTAGTGGATGAATTGCATCGGCCGGCCGTTGCCGGGTCGCTCGCTCATGACCGGGCCTCGACTTTCTCGCGCAAGTCGACGATAAGCGCCAGCATGCTGAAGAGTGTGTCTTCGGTTTTCTCATCGCCGATGGCCAGGATTTGACGCCGGATCTCGCGCTCAAGCTCGCGCACAGCACCGGTGCTCAACGTTGTGGTGTTCATGGGTGGGACTTCTCCTCAGAGTGAACGCTCCGAGCCTACGCGGCCCGGGCCAGATCGATTCGGAACGCGTCAAGCGCGACCACAAAACCGGACGTATCGCGTTTGGCCGGGCCTTTGGCCTTGAGACCGACGACGACGCCGGCCGGGTCAAGGAATCGCAAGTCGTCGTGATCGCCTTTCACGACCGGGCGACCGTGATACGTGAGACCGTCCGGGAATTCGTGTTTGCACGCGCACTTGCACGCGCAGATGTTGGCGACAATGGCGACATTCCCGCCGGCGTTGAGCACGCGTTCGCAGTCGAGTTCGTTGGTTTCGCTCCGGCTGAACGTGAGGTGATAGTTGGCCGGGTGTTCGCCATGGGCGTTGGCAAGCGCGCGTTCTACGCTCTTCGTGTAGTCGTAGAATTGAATGGTGGGAAAGGTTTCGAACACGGTCCGGCCATCGTTGAGCCGGTAGTGCTCCCATGGCACGTCACTTGTGCCGTTGAGGCGCACGACCGGGATCAAACCCTTACGGATGGCGCGTCGGATGTGCGCCTCAATGGCGCGTACGAGAATTGCCTTGAAGGCAAACCGGTTCTTGCGCATGGCGACCGAACGCGCGATGCGCGCGCGCTGCACGGCGTTGAGTCCTAGCGCGTCAAGGTTGATACCGCCGTGGCCGGCGAGGTTCAGGCAACCGGCGATGCACCCGGCCGATGCGTCCGGGCAGAGGTTCGCACCGGACAGTTTGTGTGGCGCAAGGTGGAGAATGGCTGTCGCATAGCCACGCGCGCGACCTTTTTTCGTCTTGGGGTTATAGCCATCGGGCGTGAGCGTGTCGCAAAAGCCGAGCACGGCCTTGCAGTACTCGCGCGAGTAGGTCACTTGGGCTGGTTTGCGCTCCGGGTTCATGAATGCGTCTCCCATGCGACCGATGCGCCAACGTGATACACACTGGCGTTGATTGAACCAACCTGATAGGTGGTATGTGGCGCGTCGGTCAGCATGTAGTTCCGGGTGCCAGTCTTCACAACTCGCGCATAGAACGAATTGTGGTTAGGTTGTGGCCGGCTATCGTCCACAAAATCGAATGTTTGGCCGATTAGAAGATGACGAAACCGGAGTGGCCCGTCCGATACGTTGGGATTCTGCATGCCAGTCACTATATGCAGTCTGCAGTCTCCATGCAATAATCCGCAGTGAACATTCCGTTGCGAGAGTGTTAAATCCTGGAGGGCCGCTAAAAGCTCCACCGTGACCATGGCGACACCGGGTGCGTGCATTCCACGTCGCTCACATGCGCGCAATCCTTTGACGGTTCGCACATCCGACATCGCTTGCCACGTCCGACATCGACGACATTGCTTGCCATTGCAGACATCGTTTGCCATCCGCTGACATCGGTCGCTGCTGTCAGCTGTCGCTTGCGAGCTTGCTTGCTGGCACTGCAGTCGCGGCGATCCTCAGCAGCGCCGCCACCCCCCATGCCCGGCTGAGCGCAGCCGTCGCCGAGCGCTGCCCGGGACTCGAAGCGATGGTCGCGCGCGCATGGATTTCGACCTGTGGAGGTCGATTTTGAACTCGTACGCGCGCGCACCGGCGGTCTAGACTCGCAATATGAGCACACCTCGCAAGCCGAATCCGCCACCGGGGCCGCGACAGACGGCCTATCCGAACCTGCGGCGTGGTGGGCGACCACCGAAGCTGCCGCCCGAGTCGGAGCAGAAGGAGTGGTATTTCAAAGGCTTCGCGGAAGACTGCACGCTCACGAGCGGATGCCTGTCTGCGCGGGTGGATACATCGACGGTGTACCGCTGGCGGGAGATGGACGACACGTTCGTGCTCAGAGAGAACCAGCTACGTGGCGAGATGGCGGATCGGCTCGAGAAGGAGTCGCTGCGGCGCGCGTACGTGGGCTGGGACCGTCCGATCTACCAGAGGGGGGTGCTGTGCGGGTATGAGCGGGTGTACTCGGACACGCTGATGAAGATGTGGTTGAGCGCGCTCAGGCCCGAGAAGTTCCGTGAGAACGTGAACGTGAGCGGCCAGGTGGAGCAGATCGTCAGGCAGGTGGCCGGCTTCGACGCGACAGAGGTGCTCTGACGCACGCGTGACGGACGGGCGGGAAGTGCTCGCGGCAGAGCCAGCGCAGGCAGGTCGTGCAGAAGAAGTTGGCTTGCCGCGAGCAGAGGGCGCACTGCTTTAACAAAATCGCGACTCAGCTCAACGTCGGAAACGCCCGCAAGCGCGCGACCAGGTCGGGGTTGAGGTGATGTGGGTAGAGCGAGTCGGGGCCGACGTCCCACAGGGTGAGTTGTGCGCCGATCTCGACCGGAAGGCGACCGCGGAGTCGAGCGTCGAGCAGGACGACGCGGTCGGCCCAGGCGTAGAGCATCGACAGCGTCGATTCGCTGTGACGGTTGAGACCGACGGGGATGACCTCGTGGCCCTGGTGCTGTAGCAGCCAGCGCGCTGCGACCGAACGGTTGATGCCGTGCTCGCAGATGGTCAGGACACGCATGCGACAATCTCTGCGCGCAGTGGGGCTTCCTGGCTCTGTAGGGACTCTGCTCGGGAGGCTCCGCTGCGCAGCTCCCAGAGCAGCCGCATCAGGCCCGAGCGTTTGATGGCGGCGTACTCGCGCTGCCGGCGGTAGTCCACGGCGCGCGAGTAGCGCTGAACTTGCAACATCTGCTCGATCATCTGGTCGAACTGCAGCATGCGCAGCGCCAGGCTGCGGATCTCGGAGACGAGCTCGAGCTCGTGATCGGTGACGGTCATAGACGAATCCTCCGCTGGTGGGTGTCGTCACACACGTGCTCGTGCGACCAGCGCTCGCCACACTCGGGACACGCGCCGTGCTGGCCACTGCAGACGAAGTCGCCCGCGGCGACCCGCGCGGCGATGGTCTCCATGCGGCGCCAGGCGTCGTACTGCCACGCCAGGTACTGGTCCGCTGACCACTTCCGACGGAAGCGCTCGAGGCTTCCCGTGAAACGGTTGAGCACGATGTACTCGAAGGCTGGCCAGCGGTCGGTCTCCTCCCAGGCTGCCCACGGGTAGAGCACCGGCTGCCACGTCTCTGCCTGAGCGCGCTCCTGCGACCACAGGCCACGGGTGGTCTTGAAGTCGAAGATGACGCCCTCGGGGTAGGCCTCGCTCTCGCGCTGGTCCCACAGATCCATGGCGCCGACGATCGGCGCGCCGAGTTCGTAGTTGGTGTCGATCGAAAAGCCACGCTCAGGCGTGCCGGCTAGGTTCAGGTCGAAGACCTGCTGCAGCAGGCACAAGCCTGTCGCCGTCAGCCCACGACTGACGCGGCCGTCCAGCTCGAGCGTCATCTGCTTCCAGGCTGCTCGGAAGGCGCGCTCGCCGTCCTCGCCGTTGTAGTGGGCTTCCAGCCCCATGTGGACGGCCTGTCCGAAGGACAAGGCTTCCGTTGGCTCGATGGCCACGCCGTCGACGTAGCGCTCCTTGAAGGACGCCGGGCACTGCTCGAAGAGCATGAAGCGCGTCGCCGACCAGTGCGGCATGATGCTCATCGCTTCGCCTCCGAGGCGATCCTGGCCCAGCCCGAGGGCGCGCCGCGAGCGGGAATCGAAAACCAGGAGCCGTCCTCGGGGTCCTGGACATTGAGCCAGCCACGCTCGCGCGCCCAGATGATTCTGGGTGGCCAGCGCTCAGCGCCGGGCTGGGTCTGTGGCGATTTCGTTGGCATCGAGACGCATCATTTCGAGGTCATCTGGGTTCAGGTCATGCACGTTGGCGTACATGCCGATCAGCAATTCGAGCGCGTGCGCGATGCGGTCGAGGGTCGCGAGGAGTTGAGCGTTGTGGTCTTGCGTGGGCATGTGTGTCCTCTATGTCCCGGGTTAAGATGTGGAAACCGGACGCAGAACATATGTCCGATGAATCGAGATCAAATCTCGGTATTCCAGACCCGCTGGTAGTACAGATGTGGGTGTCCCGGTTTTCCAGGGCCGATTCTTATGACTTCTCCTTCGTTCAGCAGGCGTCTCAGCACGCGACGGAAGTCGACGGCGCGGGCCTCGGCCATCTCCTGTAGCTCCTTCTCGCGCACCGCGTCCTCGGGGTTGGTCGGCAAGCAACTCAGGATGTCGATGCGTAGTCGTCGGTCACGCTCGTCGGCGACGTCGCCCAGCGCGGTGTAGGTGTAGGGCTGTTTGCTGGTCAGCTCGATCAGCAGCTTCTCTGGCGTTTCCTCGAACCGACTGAGCCCCTCAAGCACGCGCTGGCGCTCGGTGCCGGGCTTGGCGTCGTCCGTCCGTTGCAGGTGCAGCACCACGTCGACCGCGCCGGCGTAGGCTGAGCTGCCCCTGCCAGAATCGCCGACCTCGCCACCAGACTTGCGATCGTGTCGATTGATCAGCACTCCGGTGCCCGCGGCCTGGATCTCGAGCAGCGGTTCCATTACCCGCAACGCCGCGCCAGATTTGTTCTCGTCGTCGCCGCGGACGCGGCTGAACTGGCCGAGTGTGTCGACCACCAGCAGGCCGGCGCCGGTCTCGCGCACCTTCAGCGCGGCATCCTGCGCGACAGTGGGCCAATCACGTTTCGCCACGTCGCTCCATAGCAGGATGTGCAGGTCATCGCGTCCGAGCAGCCCAGCATCGCGCAGGTTGCGTTTGAAGCTGGTGCCCGACTGCTCGGTCAGATAGACGATCGGCGTGTACTCCGTGGGCTGACCGAGGAACTCTTCGCCCAGCAGAATGGCGCGACACATGCTCAGCACCAGCGTCGTCTTGCCCGACCGCTTGACCTTGCCGTCCAGTTCGGTGGCCAGTCCCCGCGCCACCAGGCCATAGGCAAACCAGGTGACCTCTTCATCGACGATGTCTTGAATCGACGTCGACGTCCACCAGCGTGGTGGCGCGTGGGTCGCCGCCGCCTGTGGCTCAGGCTGTAGTCGAATGCGTGGCGAGTCATCGGGCTCCGGCGCGTAGCGCGCCACGCTGGACGCGATCTGATGCACCTCGCCATCAGCCAATGGCGGGCGGCACTGGCGGGCGTTGATGCCCAGCAGCGCGCCCAGGATGGCTTCCTCGTCCGCGCCGTGGTGGCGCAGCGCACCAGCGATCGACGTCAGCCGACTGTTGCGCGCCCCCTCGGCGATAACCTCGCTGCTGTCAGACGGCGCCCGCTCGCGGCGGGGTGGAGAGAGGTCCAGCATCCACTCCGGCAGCGCCGGCAGGTCCTCGACGTCGTCGAGCTCTTCGCCCCAGCGGTACTCGCGGCCGAGCGCGTGCCGGCTCGGCGGCAGGATCACGTAGCCGCCCTCGCCGCGGAAGTCGATGCCGTCACGTTTCGTGAAGTTCCGCGGCGCGTCTTCCTGATATCCGAAGTAGCGGTGCAGCCCGCCGACGCGGCCGGTGAACACGTGCGGCCCGTTGGCGTAGCCGCGCGCCTGGGCGACTCTGATAGCCAGCTCGCCGTCCAGGTCCATGACCACGATGCGGCTCAGGTGGCCGGTCGCCATGCCGATGTTGTGGTCCGGCCAGCGCCGTCGCCAGCGAAAGATCTCACCCTCGCTCGGCAGCCGATCCTGGTATGGCTTCCACCTGACCAGCGGCACCTTGCCCGGGTCGAGGCAGGCGACCAGCCTCCCCTCCTCATCGAGGTGCGTATGCGGCACCAGGCCGCAGACCGGAAAGATGGGCAGGCCCATGGCCAGGTAGCGCAGGTCGTGCTCGAGCAGGCTGTAGGGGGCTTCCTGAGGCGTGGTCACGCACTGAAGGTCTCCAGAATCAGAGGTTCATCACCGGGGCGCCAGACCCGCGCGTCGACGCCGCAGGTCACCAACTCCTCGAGCACGCGGCGCTGGTGGCGGGTCAGCACGCCGCGTTCAGCTTTGAGCTCGCGCAGCAGGAAGCGCTGCTTGCGCGGGTGCCAGAAGGCCCAGTCCGGCCAGCCGTAGGCGTCCTCGCGCGTCACGCCCATCACCGCGCCATAGCTTTTACGGGTGTGGTAGCCGTGCCAGCCGTAGGCCTTAGCCACGGCCACCACCCAGCGTTCGAACTGGTCTTCGCTGACCAGCCCGTCGAGCAGCGTCCGCGCGGACGTCGGACGTCGCGGCATCTAGCGGGCACGCTGGCGCTTTCGCCACAGGCGGCTGTGAAGACGTCGCTTGCAGCGCGGCGAGCAGAAGCGCGCGTCAGGCCGCGAGCCCTTGCTCGGGACAAAGCGCCTCTGGCACTCCGCGCAGCGACGCATCAGGAGGCGATGTCGTCTTCGTCTTGCCTGGCAACGGCAGCCGCTCGGCGGGCTTCGACGGCCTTGCGGGTCTCAGCGACCTGGCGGCGCTTGTCCGGGCGCAGCAAGAGCAGACGCAGCCGCTCGCTGCCGTCGTCGGTCATGTGGGTCTCGAACGAGCCGCGCGCTGTCTTGCCGACCAGGCCCTCGGCGAAGCCGGTGTCGATCAAGTCGTCAATGACCTCGTCGGCCTGTTCGCCGCCGAGGAAGGCGTGGATGTAGCCGCGGGCTTTGGAGGACGAGAACGTCGAGTCGCTGGTCCACGCCCACAGGTCGAACGGCAGGCCGGTGCGCGGGTCGTTGAACACCGTGCCGTCATCGCGGTAGATGTTCATCTTCCAGATGACGGCCATCTTGCCCTTGGAGTCCGAGAACTGGGACTCGCGTTCTTCGATTTCGTAAAGCTTCACGCGATACGTGTTGGCTTCATCGAAGTCCTCATCGATGCTGAGGGAGAAGCCTGAGCTGTCGGGTCGGCGAGGCATGATCTGGTTCCTTCTTTCTGTTCTGGATCTGAGCTTCTGAGAAGCGTTCTTACGCGAGAGCGTTGAGTACGTGGCGCAGCATGCTGAGCATCAGCCACACCGCGCCGAACAGCGCCGCCAGCGCGAGCACGCCGGTCAGCACCAGGCCGAAGCCGACCACGCCGCACACGATCCAGTCCTTCAGCGTCGTGCGCGCGGTGGCGGCGTAGGCCGGGCGGGGCCTCACCCCGTTCAGGTGAGGCACCCTAGCGAAGTCCGAGACGACGCGAACAGGCTGGCCACGGGGCAAAGCCGCGTGCGGCGTGGAGCCGCTCGGCGACGGCGATCTGCTGGCCACGTGTAGCCAGATAGGCTCTGGGGGCATAGGCGCGTCCTCCGTATTCGGTCCAGGTGACGTCGTCGAATTGCAGGCCGCCCGAGTAGCCATTGCCGGTGTTGGCGGCCCAGTGGCTGTTGCTCTCGCACGCGGCCAGCCGGTCGTAGACGCCGACGGGCGCCTGCTGGGCGACGACGGCCACCGTCGGGTCCGGCACAGCACTGACGGATCCACCGTCCTGGCTGCTCCCGTCCACACCCGTCAGGACGTCGTCGCCCATGCCACTCTCGCTCGCTGCCGCGGCCAGGCTGGGACTGCTCACCACGGCCATCAGCCCCATCGCCACGGTGACCACCAGGCGCGCCATCAGACCGCGACCTCGGCGTGCGTGAGCGCGTTCAGCGTCTTGATGGCCTCGAGGACCTCGCGCGTGCTGACGCGGGTGGTGATGGTCGTCATCGCCTCCACGGCGTCGCGCATGCCCCGCTGGTAGCCGCGGTCGTAGGCGTGCTGTTCGCCACGGGCGTAGCCCTCGGCGTGGGCGTTGCGGACCAGCGTCAGCTCGCGGTCGCTCAGGTCGGGCTCGCTGCCCGGGAGCCAGTCGATCTCGGCTTCGGGCACAGCGGTGCCAGGCGTGTTCTCAGCCATCGAACTAGGCGGCCGCGTCGGGTTCTTCGACTTCGCGACGATCGAGCTCGTCGAGTGCCCACTCGACCAGATACGCGGCCTCGTCGCGGAGAGTCGAGCGGTGGTGTTTCTTCGCCCAGTAGACGAGTTGCTGGCGGTGCTCGGTATCCACCACGATCAGCAGCGATCCCTCTTTCATAGGACGTCCATCGTGGGTGGCCGGAGCACACGCCAACACGACTCCGGATCGGCCAGTTTCATGGCCGATGTTCCTTCTCAGAGTGGACACGCGCGTGTCCACTCTGGCGGGTTCAGGTGGCGTGGTGCAGCAGGTGGTGCAAGTGCAGCAGGCAGGGCTGCGCTACCAGTCGCGCGCCCGCCAGCGAGCTAGCCAAGAGGATCGCTTTGCTCAGCGGAGACGGACCCGGCCGCGCGGGTGGCTCCTCCTCGGGCCAGGTCGAGGGTGGCCAGAACGTGCGCAGGCCGGTCTTTTTCGTCAGGTGGTAGTGGTCCATGCCCCGCAGGAGCGTCTTCTCGGAATCGTCGAAGTCCCAGTTCGTGAGACACTTGCGGGTGATGGTTTTGACGTCGGGCGCCTTGATATGCTCACGCTGCTGCCAGAAGATGCGGAAGCCGCGGTAGGTGTTCAGGTCATCGTTGTGGAAGGGGCCGGTAGTCGGCGGGGGCTCCGGTGGGTCAGGCGGGAGCTGGTCGACCCCTTTCAGGGGCAATGGGAGCTGGCGACCAACCAGGGTCTCGATGATGCTGATCAGGCGATCGACGCGGGTGTCTTCGTGGTTCTCCACGGGGCCTCATTGAGCCTCCGGCCCGCCCGGCGATCCGCCACGCACGTCAGTGTCTGACTTGCCCCGAAAATGGGTACGTGAACTCACCGAGTTGAACATGCGGCATCCCCCAAATGACAGACGCGATTATAGAACAGCGGTTCTGCCCTGCGGCCAACTCAACACAATGGTTTTCGCCTCGATCTGAGAACGAATGCGGCCGTGTCCTTAGGTATTTGTTACCCCGACGTTAACCCCACGTCAACCAATGCCGGTATGCCCGTAGGACGTGGATAGGAAATCGGTGGGTCAACTCGAAACGAGACACCAGTGCGACATGAAACTGACCTGTGGCCTGTCGTGCCGGCGGCTACGAGCGCGTCACAAACTGAAAAGCGTGACCGACTCTACGGGTCCGCTCGAAGCGTTTGTGGATGTGCTGGCGCAGCGCGTGGCCGACGAGGTGCTGGCGCGCTTGGCCGAGCGCGACGCTTTGCAGGCTGCTGAACATCCCAGCAACGCGCTGCGCATGGACGAAGTCGGCCGGCGCCTGGGCCTGAGCGAGCGCGAGGTGCAGCGCCAGGTGCTCAAGGGCACGCTCAGGAGCGTCAAGGTCGGCCGCGTGCGCCTGATCCCACTGTCGGCTCTCGATGAGTTTCTCGAGCGTCAGCGCGCGTCCTGAGTGCGGTTTTGCGCCTCCCGTATGAAGGCGTCCATGCGCTCAGCCACGTCCTTGCCTGTCTGCTGGTAGAGGTGGCCGTAGATGTCCAGCGTGATTGACAGACCCGCGTGGCGCAGCAGTTTGCTCACCAACCACAGCTCAAGCCCCCACGATAGCAGCAGACTGGCCGTCGCGTGGCGAAGGTCATGAAAGCGCTGGTCGCGCAGGCCGGCGCGCTGCAGCAACAACTTGAACATACGGTACGCCTGCATCGGGTCGATCGGGTCGCCGATGGCGTTGGTAAAGACGTAGTCCTGTTCTTTCCACAACTCAGCCGCGTGGGTCCTGACAAATGCCTGACGGTCCCTGTGCACCAGCAGCGCGTCGACGACCAGCGGCGGCACGCTGATCAACAAGCTCTGCCCGGTGCCGCTCTTGAGCGGAGAGAAGACGAATTTGCTCTTCGGCTCACGCACGATCTGTCCCTGCAGGTGGAGCGTGCCCTGAGCCAAGTTGAAGTCAGACCAGCGCACGCCGCACGCCTCGCCGCGACGCAGACCACACGCCAGTGTCAGCAGGAACAACGCCTCGAGTGGGTCATCATGCATGGCGTCGATCAGGGTCTGAATCTCGGTCGGATCGAGCGGCACAAACCCCGGAGCCTGGCGTTTCGGCAGGCGCATACCTCTAGCCACGTTGCTCGTAATCAATTCATCCGCCTCAGCAGAAGCCAGCACGAGGGTGAGGATGCTATGCACGAGCTGCACAGTTTTGGGCTTGTGCCCCGTGTCTTGCAGCGCAAGGTGTACGCGCTGGATATCGCGGCGCTTGATGTCGACGAGCGCTAGATGGCCGAGGTACGGAAAGATGTGCTTTTCCAGGTTCAGTCGATACGAGCGCAACGTGTTGTAGCGCAATTCGTGGCGCCGAGCAGAGAGCCAGTTGCGGGCGTACTGTTCGTAGGTTTCGCCGCGGGACGGCGGCAGGAGACCGTGGCTGTCGCGCCACCGCGCATCCAGCAATTTCTGCTTGACGTCGGCCTCGGAGCGACCCGTGAACGTGCGGCGTGGGCCACCGGCGACACGGATCTGAGCGCGCCAAGAACCCGCGCGTGGACCCGTTTTGATCTGGTAGACGGTGCCCTCGTGGTCGAGGCGCTTGGGACGATTGGTAGGCTGTTTAGGCACTGGCACGGACGTGAACTCTTTCGTGCTGGTGTAGGCCTCGGCGGTCTAAGCCCCGCCGGGGCCACCACTATACAACAGGTTGGCGTAACGTGGCGTAACAGACGGGTTGGACTTGAGTTCAACGACGGCCCTATTCTGATTACACGGTCTTCGCGTGGCCCCCTTCCAGCCCCTGCCGCGAGCTACCCTCCAAACTCACCGACCCCGGTCGTCGTCCCCCAGACAGTCGCTGGAACCCGCCGTCTGCGACGGGTATTGCGTGACATGCACGCAGTGTACTCAGTCGCCGATCAGGTCGCGCGGACGGACGTGCAGGGCGCGGGCGATCTTGCGCAAGGTGGGTGGCAGGACGTTCGGGTCGCCGGCCTCGAGGCGGACGATGGTGGTCCTCGCCACGCCGGCGCGCTCGGCCAGTTCCGTCTGGGTCAGCGCGGCCCGCAGCCGCAGCTCGCGCAATCGAGTGAGTCGCGGCAAAGTTTGCCCAGTGTAGTGTCGTTGTTCGAGCACGGTGTCCCCCTGATGTATTATCGCTGTTCTACGAGGGGAGAGGCTCATGCGCTACTGGAGGTGCCGCCTGCCAGGTTGGTTCGACGTCTTCTGGCCGCTGTTCGGTCACTTGATCCGCTTCGACGGGGGGTCGGTCTACTGCGAGCGTTGCCCGTGGCGCGAGACCCTGCCAGACTTCTTCAGCTAGAGATGATGGTGGCTATATCTACCAAAGCGACAGATAGAATCGCGTCGTGATCGCGGCCTACGCCGATCCGCCCTACCCAGGCATGTCGAGCTTCTATAAAAGGCACCCTGACTATGCGGGCGAAGTCGATCACGGTGACTTGATCGCTCAACTGTGCGCCGAGTATCCCGACGCGTGGGCGCTGCACACGGCCAGCACCACGCTCAAGCAGGTGCTTGCAGTGTGCCCAGACGACGTGCGAGTCGGGGCGTGGGTCAAGCCATTCGGCGTGATGAAACCGGGCGTCAACCCTGGCTATCTTTGGGAGCCAGTTATCTTCCGCGGTGGCCGACGACGGACTGATCGGCAGGAAGAGACCGTGCGCGACTGGTGCTCGGTCCCGATCGCGTTGCAACGCGGGCTGGTTGGCGCCAAACCCGAGGGCGTGTGCTTCTGGATATTTGCTCTGCTTGGGTTGAAACGAGGCGACACGCTGATCGACCTTTTCCCCGGAACCGGTGGTGTCACGCGTGCCTGGGAACGCTGGCAACAGCAGTTCTGGGCCGTTTGATCACCATAAGTGCCGTTATATGAACCAAACTGAGAGCCTGGCGGACAAGTATGACCGGGTCTGTGCTGAACGTGACGGACTCATGATCGTAAGCCGCGCCTCCACAGAAGCGATGGATCGAGCGAAAGCCAAGATTGACGAACTCCGCGCCGAGAACGAACGGCTGCGGGCGGCGCTAGACCTTCACAAGTTTGACGGTGTGCAGTGGTGCGACGAGTGCGAGAAGCAGTGGCCTTGTCCGACGGCGCTTGCTCGCGATAAGGAGTGATATGTCGATCAAATCTGACGACAGCCTTCTGGTCGAAGTGATCGAGTCACATGAAGATCGAGTACGTGTGGTCGCGTTGTTCGAAGCAGATCAACAGCACTGCCATTGTGACGCTGACATCATTCGCAACAGAGATGCCGAGATCGAGCGGCTGCGGGCGGCGCTAGCAGACGTGGTCGGGTACGGCACAATCCTGCCGGACGAGTTGTATAGCCGAATCCTGCGACTGCTTGGTAGCGATAAGAACTAATAGCTCTAGCCTGCCGTCTCGCGCCCGAACATGAAGCCCACGGCAGAACCGACGACCAGCAGCGCTGCCTTGCTCGCGGCCTCATCCGTCGTCGGACTGACCACGATCCACGTCATCGCCACGATCAGCACGACGGCCACCACCACCGTTGCCAGCGTCTTGTACAGCGCGAGCTGACGGTCGCCCAGATCCTTCACGCCAGCGCAGCCTCACCTCAGCGCCGGCGAGGCCGGCTACGAAGCCCGCGATTGTCGGCAGCGCGTGGTTGCTGAGAAAATCGGCAACCAGCAGCAGGAACGGGGCCACGCTGAGCCACGGTCAGTGCAGCAGCCACACCACGGAAAACGGCCCGAGCGCGTTGAACTGCGAGCGCGTCAGCGTGTCGTACACGCCCTGATAGCCGGGTGCCGAGTTGGCAATCCACAGGTTGCCGCCGTCCTGGCCGCGAACGGCGACCCAGTGATACCAGGCTCCGCCGGACATCATGCCCGTGGTGTCGGCGAACGTGGCGTAACAGGTGTCGTAGTTGAGCCACGCCTGGCCCGTGGTGACGCCGTAGTCGCCCACGACGCGTCGCAACTGGCTGCCGCTGCCATCCATCAGGCCGTACGTCGGGTTGATGTTCTGTGGGTAGCCGATGGCGTCGATGCACGACTGCTCGCTCGCGTTCGGGTCGAGTTGCGTCGCACGCAGCACCCAGGCGAGCGCGCACGCCGAGCAGCTCCACGAGTAGGCCTGCCGCGGCATGCCCTCGTTCGGGTTGTAGTCAGCCCACCAGCCAGACGGCGCCGGTGGCCCCGCCTCGGACTCGAGGACCGGCGGCCGCGGGGCGAGCTCCACGCCCGGATCGAGCGCCAGCACGTTGGCCTCCAGCGATGGGAAGCCGGTCCACTGCCCCTCCAGCATCTTGCGTAGCGAGTCGGTCAGCAGCGCTTGCTGCTGGTCGAGCTGGTCGAGCTCCATGCTCACGACGAGAGCACCGGCGGGTCGGGGATGAGCTGGCCCTGCAACGTCGGGTCGAGCGCGTACAGATACGCCTCGACCGAGCCGGCGCCCTGCCAACGGCCCTCGAGGGCCGCGATGAGCGCGGCGGTCATCAAGGCCTGTTGTTGTTGTAACTGGGTAACGCGCGCGTCCTGCTCGCTCATGTCAGTGGTCGGGCTCCGCAAGCACGTGATTCTTGTCGGCAGACAGATAGGCGGGGTCGGTGCGCATCAGCACCTCGTATTCGTTCGGATCGAACAGCACCGCGACCTTGTGGGCGTTGCCGACCGCGCCGCCGGACGGCTCCATGCCCACGATCAGGCCGTTGCCCGGATCGACGTACACCACCTTGAACTGAAACTCGGTTTCGGTCATCTGCTACCCCAACTGCCAGCGACCCGGTCCGTCTTGACGGTTCACCTGTAAACGCACGTGCGACTCGGCGAGCGTGTCGGCGTCGGTGGCCGCGACCTGGCCGCACACGCAGCCGTCCGTCTGGCACTTGGTGACGAACATCTGCTGCACGCTCTGCGGCTGCGCTCCGCCACCCACCGGGTGGGTGCTGGCGGCCTGGCACACCGGGCAGACGACGATGAGAAAATTGTGGTCGTCGGTGCCAGCCGGATTTTTGGTGTGGACGATGGTGGTGGGATCGACGGTGCCCTCGTGTGCGCCGCCGGGCGCGTCGTCGTGATGCACCGTCCAGGGAGTCGTTGTGAAATCGCTTACGTAGACACTCACGGGTTGGCCTCCGCTGTTACCGTACAGCCGCTCACGCTGTTGTTGAACGACACCGTGCCGGTTGCCGTGGCCGTAGCGCCAATGGAGAAAAGGTCGGGACCGCCCCCGACAAAGCTGGGCTGATTGCAATTCGCGACAGGCCAGGTGCCGTTTTTGGTCAAGGTGGGATTCACCGCTTTGCTTGTACGGAATTGGATCGGTAACCACACTGCGGTGCCCGCCGCCTGATACACCGTGAAATTAAAGGCCCCTGGCTGGATTCCGATGATCTCGTAGTACCGCTGAACTCGTGCCAGCTCTTCCTCCGGGTGCAGCGGCACGTAGTTGGCCGGCTGCGAGCCCACCACTAGATTGGCGTTGTCGAGATAGGCGGTGCAGGAGGCCGCGAAATACACGCCCACCCAGCCGTCCACTGTCCCGCTCGCCATGGTCGTTGTGACAGTCAGCGTCTGGTAGCCACCAGTCCCCGGATGGTACGCGCCGTACGTCCACGCGGAGCCGTTGTAGATGCCCAGACGTACGGCATTCGCAACTGTCGTGCTGACCCGGACGGAAAGTGTCAACTGCCTGGAACTGAGTTGCCCGTAGTCAGCGCCGGCGCACTTCTGGCTGAACACCGTCCCACCAGCACCCGTCCCAAGCGTGAAGGTGCAGGCTGCACACGTGGCCGAGCCAGCGTCTTGATTCGCGGTGTTTCTGCTGACTGACAACGTATCTGTTCCGGCAAGCCCAAGCGTCCAGCGATCAGCCGCAAACGCGCCATTCGCCGTGAAGGGTCCGTTTCCCCTCTGCCAGAGTTCAAACCCACCATTCGTCAGTAAATTGGCGCGCGCCACGTCCGGGCCGAGCTTGGCGTTGGTGAGCGAGCCGTCGGCCACGCCCGCCGAGGTGATCGGGCCGCCCTGGTGCGCGCCACTATGGGTATGTCCGGAACTGGCGTTGAACAGTGAGTCGACGGTGGTCAGGCTGCCACCGAGGTTCGTCTCCAGATAGGTGGCGGTGTCGTCCGAATCGACGGCGATGGCGAGCCCCAGCTCGGGGGTGATATTCGGCATGTTCTCTAGCGCCTCCTGAGGATGGGAGTAGACGGGGGTCGGGGCCGACGCGGCAGTGGTGCTGGCGACGGTGGTCTGGACGTGTGCCACGGCAGCACCACGAGCCGGGGTGGTGTCTGTGAGCCGCGCACGCCAAAGCACAGTGACCGTGCCGGTACCGCGAAGCAGCGATCGCGCGCGCCGGTGACAAAGGTGAGCGCACGTGGGCCAACCTCGAAGCGCTGCAGCGGGCCCATCGCCAGCAACTGCAGACTGACCGTCTGAGTCTGCGTCGCGGACACCACCGAGCGATGCGGGCCCAGCCCTAGCAACGAGAAGGCGAAGCCCTGCGTCACGCTCCGGATCAGGTCGACCTGTTGCTGCAGGCGCGTCGTCTGCGGTTGGCTGATCGCGAGGAACCACAGCACGATGCGCTGCAGGCTGGCGCTGGCCGACTGGGCCTGGGTTGTCGTCAGGGTGCGGAAGACCAGGCGCGACGCGGCGATGCTCGCGCTCTGGGCCTGGACGAGCGTACGGCGCAGGCCGACCTGTTCGAGCAGGCGCGCGGTCTGCGCCTGAGTGGCTAGCAGCAGGCGCCCGAACGACGCGTGCAGACTGACCGCGGTCACCTCGACGATGACGCGCGCTACGCGTACTTGCTGGACAAGCACGAGGTGGTAGAGCGAGCCGATGCTCTGGCCGCGCAGCTGTCCCACGCTGGTGCCGCGCAGGCTACCCACCAGCGTCGGCGAGCCCTGGCGCTGGATGACGCTCAGCACCATGCTGCGCTGCAGCAGGTGCGCGACCTGGGCTTGCGCCGCGCTCAGCGTCAGCAGCGCGACCCTGCGCGCGCTGATGCCGAGCGCTTGCGACTGGACCGTGGTGACGGTGCGCGTCAGCACGCGGCTCACGCTGAGCGCGAGCGCTTGCGGCTGGCCCAGCGCGCGTGTCAGGGTGATCGCTCGCCCGGCCAGCAGCGCGGTCTGTGCCTGGCTGAGGCCGCGGCGCACCTGCGCCTGTTTCAGCAGGGACGTGGCCTGCGCCTGCGCCGCCGTCAGCGTGCGCAGCACGGTGCGCGCGGCGATCAGACTCGCGCTCTGCGCTTCGGCGATCACGCGTGTCAGGCTGACCGCGCGGCGCACGCTGAGTGACTCGGCCTGGACCGCGGCGACGGTGCGCAGCAACGACTGGCGCACGCTCAGCGCGAGCGTCTGCGCCTCGGTCAGGGCGCGCGTCAGGCTCACCTGGCGACGGAGCGCGACCGTCTGCGCCTCGGTCGCCGTCACGACGCGCAGGAAGATTTTCTGGGTGATCAGGCTCAGCGCCTGCGGCTGTGCCAGCACACGCGTCAGGTTGATGGCACGTCGGAGGCTGAGCGCCTGGGTCTGGGGCAGGGAGCCCTTCAGCGAGCCGACCGTCCGCCCGCGCATACCGCCGACGGTGGTGCCGCGAAACGTGGAGATGGGGACCAGCGGCAACCAGTACTGATACGCCGTCACGCGACGCACTCCACGATCAGGTACGGCGCCCAGATGGTCACGCCGTCGGTGCTGAACTGGATGACCAGGCGGTAGCGCTGGTGCGGCACCAGGCTGGTCACGATCTGGGTCATGCTGGCGCCGTCGATCTGTACCGGGCCGGCGCGCCCGGCGGCGTAGTCGGTGCCGACGTTGAGCTGGATCAACTGCGCCGACGCGAACAGGATCGGGGTCGTCCCCAGCATGCCACTGGCGTCGAAGCAGAGCGGCAGCGTTTCCCAGGAGTCCATGCGGAAGAACTCCGGGAAGACCGCCGGGGCGCCGTCGCAACTGGTGGGCAGCGACGGCCAGGTCAGCGTCATGCGATCTAGCCGGCTATTTTCCAGTGTGCTGGAACTTCATCCATGACTTCGTGCGCGATGTCGCGCTTGACGATGAGCCAGGGGCTGAGCAGACGGAGAAACTCTCTGGCGTTGGCACCGCCGATGATCCAGTTGTAGCGGATTTTGTGCTTCGGATTGTTATCGGTATGTCCTGCTATGAAACCAATCCCTGTCCACTCTTTCACACGACTGAGAAGCTCAATGTTCGTGTTGGTGATGCTGACTCGCAGGATCCGATTCTTGTATTTGGGGCGTGTGAAGGTGATGACGTTGCCTTCGCCATCGAGCAAGCCTGCAAGCCACGCGATCTGTTCACTGGTGAGGGATTTCAGAAGCATGCGAGGCTGCTCACTGCATCGGCGTGAGCAGTACTTCTGAGTTTCGAAACGTCCAATAAACGGATGAAAGGGGTGCCCACATCGCAAACAGGGCTTCGATTGCGCGAGTCGTTTGCCTGCCACCCAGTCATTGTAGACTACTAGGTGCATGATAATACGAGACACATCAAGTGAACTGTACACGGCAGGTTAATTGGATGCTGTCTCCGGAATTAAGTGCTTGGGATAGTCCATCAAAGATCGCAAAGAGCACACCGCCGGATGGTGGTGAGCCTGACCCAGCGGCATCGAAAAGACCAACATTGGTGATCGTCTTGGCACCAGTGGCCGTCAATGTTCCAACGCATTGGAACGTGTCGTTGGTATTCGTGGTGGTGAACTGGCTCGAGACACCGCTGGCGCGCGCCTCGGCGGCCGGCGTGCTGAGGTCCGTCGAGGCGGCCGAGCCAGCTGTCGCGCCGGTGCCCCAGCCGATGAAGTGCGGCTCTGCCTGGCTCGGCGTCGCGCCGAACATCCGACCCGAAATTACGGCTTTTCCGACGGTCGGGACCAAGGAACTCACAGTGGCTTACCTCCTGGCTGAGTACAATAGTAGCTATGAGTCACCGCACTCTCCACGCGGCCTGCGCTCACTGTGGCGTTTCGTTCATGGGCATCGCGCGTCAGCGGTTCTGTGGTCAGGCGTGTGCTGCCATTGGGCGGAACAGACCTGGGGCCCGTCGCTACATGAAAAAGTGGACCGAGGAGGATCTCGACGTTGCCCACGCGCGCGTCCTCGCTGGGGTCACGGTCAGACAGATCGCTGCCGAACGAAACGTGAATCAGACTTCCCTTGGAAGACTCCTGAAACGACGATTCGCGTATGCGCCCACGCCATACCGTCGTCCCACACTCACCATCCCGGATGATGTAGCCGTTCGGGCCTACATCGCCGGAATCATTGATGGCGAAGGCTCGATTCCATTCTTGAACAACCACTGGTGTGTCAAGGTGGCGATGACAGATGAACCGGTCATCCGATGGTTGCACGCATTTGGAGCCCACCTCGAAGTCCGTGACCGAACCACACAATTGAAGGTGGACGGTACGCCGAAGAAACGGGTCTATTGCTGGCAAGTGCATCGTCGCCATGACGTCGTTCACTTGCTTACCGCAATCTTTCCCTACCTGATCGTCAAGCGTGAGCGCGCTCAGCACGTTCTATCTCTCTACTCCGACGCTTGGGACGAGTGACGCCACGTCCAGTAGGCCTCCTTGATCTTCTGTTTGATATCGAATCGACGATCGAAGCTTGCCACCACGCCACGGTCGAGGACCTTGCGCTCCGGACACTCGAGCGCGCACTCTGCGTGCACCCGACAGGCGCGGATGACCCGGATGCTGAGCGTGCCGCTGGTGGGCTGCGGCGTGTGGGGAAAACTCACATCGTTCTCAATTCGCCCACGGTGTAGCCGCGCAGGTTGCCCACCAGGTTGCCGCGCAGGCGGCCCACGGTGCCGATGACGGCCTCGGTCGTGAACTGGGTCAACTGCAGGTCGATGGCCCACTGCTGGCCGAAGCGCGCCTGTTTGCCGTCGTGTGGCAGCAGGCGCTCCTGGTACTGCACGAAGGCGAGCCCTTCGATCGTCTCGTCCGGGAGTTCCACGGTGGCCAGGTAGGGCTGGGCAGAGACGGTGACGAGCACGTCGCGGATCTGGCGACCCGACTGGCGCACGCTGGCGCCGTCCTTGCGGGCGACCACGTCGCGGGCGTCGATGGTCGCCGTCCAGTCGTAACGGAAGTCCGGCACCACGCGCGCGTGGAAGCCGAGCCCTTCGAACACCGGTGTCTCCGACGTGGACAGGTTGGCCAGGTCCACGGCGAATTCGCAGGCGATGCCGGCCACGTTCGGCGGCAGGTTCACGCGCTGACCGTTCAGCGTGATGGGTGGGGTGACCGCGTGCCAGGCGGTGTCGCCCATCGGACCGGGGAAGCCGGTCGAGCCGCGCAGGCGGTAGCTGACGGTGGCGTTGTCGCCCCAGTTCATGCGCGGGCCGTAGCCGCTGACGGCGGCGTA